TTCTGTATTCTATCAACAAATCGATCAAATGTAAACTGATTTTTTCGATTTATTACAACTATTTTTACAAATTTATTATCTACTTGACTTAGATCATACTCCATATAATCAGTAGTACTATCATCATACCTAATCCTGTGGTGCAAAGTATGAGGGTTCCTAATAGCTTCAAGCTCTCTCGTACTCGTGTCCAGAATATGGAAGTATTTGTTGTCGTGTGCGTCATTCCAGAAAAACTCCATTTGGCTTCCAAGATAGGTTATATTATCTTGGCTTGACTTTGTATGGAAATGTCCTGAGTATACGGCTTCGAACCGTTTGAATAATGATCTGTCTAGACCATGTTCACACTTGATACCTTTCATCATTTCATAACCAATAATATCAAAGTGTCCGGCCATAATATCGGCTTTACATTCTTTGATAAACTTTATAGATCGTTCCTCATTATCGGCGTCGATCCATGGTACTAAGGCCATTTGTAATCCATCATAATCCATAACAGTCGGATCATGTATAATATGGACCTCGTTCATATAATGACCAAGTAATTCTTTTAAACTATTCAGTTCACCAGTATTCTTATAAAATACGTCATGATTGCCACGAATGATATCCATTGTAATGCCGTGTTGTCGTAACGGTTTAAGGAAGCAATTCCTAATCCTATTAAGGCACTTGAAATTAATGAATTTTCTATTATCGAAGAAGTCACCCAGGTGAATGATATGGCGAATATCGTTTTCCAAAAGATAAGGAAAAAATACATCTGAGTAAAATTTCTCTGCGTTATCGAGAAATATGTCAGAAGAATTGCGAGTGCCACAATGGGTGTCATTTATTATTGCTACTTTCATTTTAAAAATTCACTCAAATCAGAATCAGCTTTCATCTCACGCTTTTTGCGTTTTTCTTTTTTGACGAATTCTTTGACTGCATCATCTGTAGCTTTTACTTTATCTATACGATCCTTAAGGAAGTCTACAAATTGCTGAGCTACTGTATTTGCAAGTGTGTCACCCTCTACTTCAACAAACGTTTCTAATCCCGAACTAGTGAGATATTTGAGTTTGATGTCTTGTTGCTTTTTCTCTTTAGCAATACGACGGAGAAATGCATACCACGTGATTTGAGTAAAATATGCAAATGCATTTGGTTTTCCAGTTCTTGTTGCGGTTTCTAAATTATAGTTTTCTATTGCCTTTAAGCAATTCTCAACAGCATCCATTACCATTTCTTCTCTATATGTATAACGAATAAAGTTTGATTTATGAGATAAGCCTTCCGCTATCTTGAGAAAGCATGATGCTATGTAATCTGTTACAATAGGTAGCTGCTCATTATTTGCTTTAGCTTTTCTAACTTCTTTTACGTATTCAACAACGGCAGCTGAGAAGTCTGCATTATTTACGTAGTGAATACTTTGACGTTTAGTTCTTGCCATAACTTGTCCTTTCACATATATCATACTATATTTTTACGGCGATGTACACTAATTTTTTTAAAAAAAATATAAAAAAAATGCGTTTTAGGGGTTTACAAAACCTAAAAACTGGTGTATAATTAATAGAGGTTTTTTGAGGTGGGTGGTATACCCTAATGCAACTTACTTTTATCTATAGGAAAGTGTATAATATTTTCCATAGCCTCTTCTTTTTCTATCTGATCTAGCTCATCATCTGTTGGACCCTCGTTAAATTTTAAATATTCTGTCAGAGTGTCACGATAATTATTTAATATTTCTCGAGTCGGAATTGCTTGCGAAACAATTAAATCACCATTTAACGAGATATTATATCCTTCTTCTATTTGGCCAACCATGAAAGGTCGAAGAGTACATAACCTCATAGCTCCTGTTGGAGATTGTAAGAATACTATCTCAAATGCATTTTTAACAACTACTGTAGCATTATGATCATTATCCCATTGAATAATCTCACAAAGCACTTCTTCGCCGCTTGATAATTTTAATTGAATTATTTCTTGTTCGGTCATGTTTTAAATTCTATCTCGTATATTTTATAGTTAAAAGATTCTCTTGAGTATATTCTAATACGTTCTGCGCTATGCATTAACGTGTAGTTCTTTCTTCCTTTCCAATGCAAATCATCTGCAATATCATATAAGCTAGTTGTTGATCCATCATCCGATTTTCTTAATCCTCGGCCTATACTTTGTAAAACTTTAATTTGTGATTTACTAGGACTAGCGAATATAATATTATGCAAGTTCCTAATGTTAATGCCAGTACTAAAAGTACCAAGGCTAGCGACAATAATTGCATTCTTTTGTTTCTCTACTATTTTACGTATGGCTTCTCTATCTGCAGTTTCTACGTCCCCTGATACGTAAAAAACTTTTCGCCTTTCGTGTGCATTATCTTTAATCAGATTATA